CTTTCCCATTTGCCGGGCCCCAACGGGGTTCACAGGAGACTGATATGCCTGCTTCCAACTTCCCCGCCGGATTCCCCCAGGGCGTGACCCTGCGCGGCGTTCCGATCACCGTCACCAACCCGGGCCGCGTCTGGTGGCTGGGCAATGCGACCACCCTGCAGAAGGGCGACCGCGGCGCTTCCGACAGCAACAAGGGCACCTACAACAGCCCGTTCTCGACGCTGGCCGGCGCGCTGACTGCCATTGCCGCCGACAGCGGCGCAAGCCGCGGCGACATCCTGATGATCAAGCCGGGCCACGCGGAGACCATCTCGTCCTCGACTGCCCTCACCCTCAACGTCGCCGGCCTTGCGGTCATCGGCCTCGGCTCGGGCTCGCTGCGCCCCAAGTTCACGCTCGACACCGCCAACACTGCGACGATCAACGTCTCGGCGGCCAACGTGTCGATCCAGAACTGCCAGTTCTTCGCCAACTTCCTGTCGATCGCGGCGTGCTTCACGCTCACGACCGCCAAGTGGTTCACGCTGCAGAATTGCGGCTTCTACGACACCTCGGGCGTGCTCGACTTCCTCAACGTCGTGAAGTCCACCGGCGCCGCCAACACCGTCGACGGCCTGACCATCACGGGCTGCGTGTGGAACTCGCTCGGCACGACCTCGGTCAACTCGTTCGTCCTGACCGCCAACGACATCGATTCCTGCACCCTGTCTGGCAACCAGATCACCCAGGTGACGACCGTCGACGCGGCGATCCTGATCACCGTCACGGCCGGCGTCCTGACCAACTTCATGGCCGATGGCAACATCGGCTATCGCAAGAACACGACCACGGCCAACGGCTCGCTGATCAACGTCGGCGGCACCACCTCGACCGGGTTCGTGACCAACAACAAGGTCCAGACGCTCACCACGACCGCCGACAAGCTGTTCACCACCACCGTGGCGCTCGCGGCTTTCGAGAACCGCGTGACCGGCGTCGTCGGGGCTACCGGGTTCGTCATCCCGGCGGCGGACTCGTAAGGAGAACTGGCCATGGCCAAGATCAACGACACTGCCGCGCTCGAACAACGCGTTGCCGACCTCGAAGCGGCGCTGCAGGCCATGTTTGGCTGGGTTCCGCCCTCTGCCCCGGCCGAGCCTGCCGAGGAACCGGCGCCCGAACCGGAGGCCTGATGGATGGACGACGCTCGTCCGCGTACCGTTGCCATTTGCGATGCGAGTGGCTTCAAATGCTACGCGGACGAGCTCGTTCGGCAGTGGGATGGGGCGATGGTCCTGCCCCGCTTCCTCGATCGGAGAAACCCGCAGGACTTCGTAACCGGCGTGCCTGACAACCGCGTGCCACGCATCACCCGACCCGAAGCGGCGGACACCTTCATTTCAGGGACTGTGCGCCCGGAGGATCTGTAAATGACGACTTCCGGCTCCGTCGATTACGCCATGACGGCACTTCAGATTATGGACGAAGCCTTCGACCTGTGTTCGGTCGGCAGCGAGGGCGAAAGCATCAACGCCGACATGTATGCGCGGGCCTTTCGCTCGCTCAACCTGATCGTCAAGACCTGGGGGACGCATGAACACCTGTGGCTGCGCACGGCCATGTCGGTGCCGCTGGTGGCTTCGCAGGCTGCCTACAGCCTTTCGCCCAAGCCGATGCGGGTGGTCGAGGCTCGCCGCAAGGTCACGGCTTCGGGGATCGAAACGCCGTTGATGGAATGGGCGCAGAGGACATACCTTGAGCAGCCCAACAAGTCCGTCGCGAGTATCCCCACCGCCTTCTACTACGACCCGCAGCGCGACAGCGGGACGCTCTACGTCTGGCCTACGGCATCGGCCGCTACCGCCGCGTCGATGACGCTTGAGTTGACCTATCTGCGCCGGATCGAGGACTTCGACGCGACCGGCGATAGTCCCGACCTGCCGCAGGAGTGGTTGCAGGCGCTCACCTATGCGCTCGCCGCGGAACTGGCGGTGAAATACTGCGCCACCAACCCGGCGCTGATCTCGCGCATAGAACAGCGTGCCGCCGCCCTGTTTGCCCAGCTCGACAGCTTCGACACCGAGCCGGCAAGCCTGTTCCTCCAGCCTGAGACGCGCTGATGCAGCAGATCAAGCCCGCGCTGCAGTTCAGCCAGGGGCGTTCGTTCAACTGGTCGGGCGCAGCGCTGGTCAACTGCTTTGCCGAGAAGGCGGACGGCGACAAGCGCGAGGACTTCGCCGTCTGGCCGACGCCCGGGCTCACGACATGGGCAACCGTCGGCACCGGCCCCTATCGTGGCAGCGTTGTCTGCGCCGGGGTGCTTTACGTCGTGTCCGGCGGGGCGCTCTATTCTGTGGCAGATGACGGCACTGCCACGCAGCTTGCCCTGATCCCCGGCAGCGGCCTTGTCAGCATGGCGGCGAACTACAGCGAGGTGTCGATCGCAGCCAACCAGACCGGCTATGTCTGGTCGGGCGGCGCGCTGCACACTCCCGTTCCCTTCGCTGTGTCGCGGGTCATCTATGCCGATGGATATATGCTCTGGGTCGTGGCGGATTCGGAGCAATTCTGCATTTCGGCGCTGGACGATGCGCTTACCTATGACGGCGCGGACATTGCCTCGGTCGAGGGCGCCCCGGACAACATCGTCGCCGTTGTGAACGATCACCGCGAGATACATTTCTACGGCGAGACAACCACCGAGATTTTCTACAACTCGGGCGCGGCGGCCTTCCCGTTCGAGCGCCAGGGCAACGCCTTTGTCGAGCGTGGCATCCTCGATGGCGACAGCGCCGTGAAGATGGACAACACGGTCTATTTCGTCGGCAACGACCGCATCGTCTACGCGCTCAACGGCTACAACCCGCAGCGCGTCTCGACCCACTCCATCGAATACTACCTGCGCGACGCCACCTATGCTCGAGCGTGGACCTATTCGCAGGAAGGCCACAAGTTCTACGTGCTCGACGTCAACCGCGGCACCTTCGTGTTCGACGTCGCAACCGGCGCCTGGCACCAGCGCAAGTCATGGCAGTCAGACTGGTGGCGCTGCAGCGGGGCCATCGACGCTTATGGCCTCACCTTATTGGCCGATCGGTACACTGGCGCTCTCTACACCGCATCGATGGACGTGCATGACGAGGCCGGCGACCCGATCGCGTTCGACATCACCCTCCCGACGCTGGAGTTCGGGCGTGAGCGGGTGACGATGCACGCGATCGAGGTGACGATTGAGACCGGCCCCGGCAACGACGCCGCACCGGACCCGCAAGCGATGCTGACCTATTCGGACGACGGCGGGCACCGCTGGTCCAATGAGATGTGGCGCTCGCTCGGGGCCGTAGGCGAATACCGCCGCCGCGTGGTGTGGCGCAAACTCGGCCAGTTCCGCACCCGCCAGATGCGCCTAAGGATCACTGACAGCGTGCGCCGGCTCGTCATCTCGTGGTGGGCCGACATTGGGTAAGTTCACCAACAACCCGCCGCGCGTTGCCATTGCGGACCAGCAGGGCAACCCCACGCCGGAGTTCTATCGCTGGATGGCGAGTGTTACCGCCGCGACGGGGGCGGACAGCGGGCCGTTCAATTCTGCGCAGTTTCTGACCCTGGCCGATCACGCCGGCCTTGATGTCGATCGCGTGTTTACCCCCGTGTCCGGCGAGCTAGACGGCAGCGACGGCGGCGCCAACGCGGCCTACACGCTGGGACTCGCCAGTACGACCGTTGTGCCCAGCACCTACGGCGCTGCGACGAAAGCCGTCTCGCTCACCGTGGACAGCAAGGGCCGGCTGACGGCAGCGGCAGAATATGCGTTGATCACCACCAACGTCACCGAAGGCACCAACCTCTACTACACCGACGCGCGGGCGCGGGCCGCCTTGTCCGCTTCGGCGCCGCTGACCTACAATAGTACGACCGGCGCTTTCGGAATCACCGGCGCGGCGCTGACCAAGGCCGACGACACCAACGTCACACTGACGCTGGGCGGAACCCCTGCGACCGCGCTCCTCGCCGCGGCTTCATTGACGCTGGGCTGGACCGGGACCTTGGCGGTCGCGCGCGGCGGTACCGGGGCCGGCACGCTGACCGGCTATGTCAAGGGCAACGGCACCTCGGCGATGACGGCAAGCTCGACGATCCCGAACACCGACATCACCGGCCTCGGAACCGCCTCAACTCAGACATATGCGACCGGCTCATGTCCGCTCACCATTACGGACAGCGCCGGCAATGCCGCGACGATGGGCGCCAGCAACATGGCGATCTACACCCGCATCGGGAACATGGTGCTGGTCTCCGGCACGCTCAACTGGACCTCGACGGCCGCCCTCACCGCGGGCTCGCGGATCAAACTGACGGGCCTGCCCTTCGCCGCCAACAGCACCGCCGACTACCGCGCTATCGCCGGGTTCGGGTCATCGGCTGCGGGCTCGTTCAACATCACCCGCGCGCAGATCGGGTTCGGCGTCGACGGCGGCAATTCGTTCGTCTGGGGCACCAACATCAGCGGCAACAACGTCGATGGCAGCATGGTCAAGGCCGACATCGGCAACGCCGGGACTCTGTTCGGCTTCACCCTGGCCTATCAAGTCTGATCTAGGCGACAAGGGAGCCCCCCACAGTTGAACCCCGTGCCGGTCCGTGCTATTCACCTCGGCGTGACGCAATAGCGGTCCGGCCAGCGCCCCGGACAGATCACCCCAGACAGGCAGCGCGATCCAAGCCGTCTGGGGTCTGATGCACGAACCGACCACCCATATCACAACGCCGGAACCGCCGCTCGACGGCGCTCTTCCCGTGGCCGGAAAGGGGGTGAATTGCGGTCCTTCTGGTGGGTTCGTGATCTTTGCGCTGCCCCGCTCGCGCACGGCTTGGCTGTCGCACTTCCTGACCTACGGCGAATGGCATTGCGGGCACGAGGAGGTGCGTCACCTCCGCTCGCTGGATGACGTAAAAGCATGGTTCGCCCAGCCCTGCACTGGCACTATTGAGACGGCCGCGGCTTCGTTCTGGCGAATGATCCCCGACGGCGTGCGCGTCGCCACGATCCGGCGTCCGGTTGCCGAAGTGGTCGAAAGCCTGATGCGCATTCCCGGCTGCGCGTTCGATCGAGAAGCCGTGCACGCGCTGATGACCCGCCTTGACCGCAAGCTCGACCAGATCGAAGCGCGCATTCCTGGATGCCTGTCGGTGCGGTATGCCGACCTGGCCGACGAGGCGGCATGCGCGGCCCTGTTCGAGCATTGCCTGCCCTATCGCCACGACAGCGCCCGCTGGGCCTCTCTGGCGCCGATCAACGTGCAGATCGATATGCGGGCGCTGATCCGCTACTGCACTGCCTACGCCCCGGCGCTGGAAAAGCTCGCCGCCACGGCTCGTCACCGTTCGCTGGCATCGCTGCAGACGCGCCGGCCGGTAGTCGCCGAAGGGCTGACCATCCAGACCGAACACCTCGAGACATGGCGAGCCGATGCGCAGCGCCTGTTCGAGGAACATTGCGCCACGGTCGGCGAGGACCCGGGCGAGTGGCGAGACAAGAATTGGACGCTGATGGAGGACATGGACCGCCTCGGCATGATGCAGATCACCACGGCGCGCTGCAACGGTCGCATGTTCGGCTACCTCATGACGCTGGTCACGCCTTCGCTGTCTGCCTCGGGCAAGACCAGCGGCACGCATACCACATTCTTCGCCGATCCGGCCTTCCCGGGCCTCGGCATGAAACTGCAGCGCGCTGCGCTGGCATCGCTGAAGGAACGCGGCGTGGACGAAGTATTCTGGGAAGCCGGCAAGCGTGGCTCCGGCCCGCGCCTTGGCGCGATGTATCGCCGGCTCGGTGCGGCTGATCATGGCGAGACCTTCCGCCTTGCCCTGTCGGAGGCTGCGTAATGGGGCTCGCGGGAGCAATCATCGGCGGTGTCGCCACAGTCGCAGGCGGCGTCATTGCATCAAGCGGCGCGAGCAAGGCCGCGAATGCGCAGGTCGACGCCGCGAATGCGTCCAACGCCACCCAACTGCAGATGTTCAACCAGCAGCGGCAGGACAGCGCGCCGTGGCGCTCGGTCGGCCAAAACGCGCTCTACAAGCTCGCGGGCATGTACGGGGTGGATGCCGGCGTTCCGGCGGACACAGCCCAGCAGCCGGGGCAGCAGACTTGGACCTATGATCCGTCCACCGGTGGGTTCTCGGCATACACCCCGCCGCCTGCCCCGGCCCAGCCCAAGAGCAGCGACCCTTACGGGGGCTTCACCGCCTCGCCCGGCTACCAGTTCCGCCTGAACGAGGGCATGAAGGCGATCGAGCGTTCAGCAGCGGCGCGCGGCGGCTTGCGCTCGGGCGCGACCATGAAGTCGCTCAACGACTACGCGCAGGGCACCGCGTCATCCGAGTTCGGCAACTACACCAACACGCTGGCGAACCTCGCGGGGATCGGCCAGACCGTCAACGCGCAGAACGCGGCTGCCGGGCAGAACTACGCCAACCAGACCAGCGCCAACAACATGGCGGCCGGCAACGCGCGAGCCTCGGCCTACACGTCGGGCGCCAATACGATCAACCAGGGGATTGGCAACCTCGCATCGGCCTACCTCTACACCAAGGGCTATGGTGGCGGCTTTGGCGGCGGGAGTTCCGGCCCCATCGCAATGTCAGGGACGTGGGCGTAATGGCGATGATCCAGGGTATCGACGCGGGGTCGCTGATCGCCGCATTCCGGCAAGGGCGGCAGGATCGCTATTCCGACGAGGAAAGCCGCCTCAAGATTGCGGGGATGAAGGCCGACGCCGCGCGCAAGGCACAGGTGCAGGGCATCATCGGCCAGATCGCGAACGGCGGGAGTGGCGGGATCGCGGGGGCCTATGGCGCGCCGGCGAATGGCGGCGCTGGCGGCTCTGCGGCACCAGATGCGGGCTATGCGCCTTCGCAGGTCACGCCTACCCCGGAAGCGGGCACAAGCAACCTCGCCGGCGCCTATCCCACCACCATGGGCGGGGCAACGGCACCGACAGCGCCGACAGCGCCGACAGCGGCACCTGCTACCCAGCACCCGCCGCGCCAGCCCTACGACCCGGACCTCCTGCGCAAGCTGGTCGTGCTCGACCCCGAGATGGGCAGCAAGATCGCCACCGCGTTCAAGTCGATGGACGAGACCGATCTGAAACTGCACCAGCAGAAGAACGACGTCATGGGCGCGGCGGCGCACTACCTCGAGCGCTACCCGCCCGAACAGCGCGGCCAGATGCTGCAGATCATCGCTCCGCAATTGCGCGAGGCGGGGTGGAGCGATGCAGAGATCGCAGGCGCCAACCTGACCGACAACGGACTGAAAGCCTACCAGGGCGTGGCGATCGACTACGACAAGATGATCGACAACGAGCTGGCGCAGCGTGAGTTCATGGCTGGAAAGACCACGCCGATTGCCCCGGGTGGAGGGTTGGCGGTGACTAAGCCGGTCATCGGACCGGATGGTAGTGTATCTTCGAAAACGGAGTTCGCCGTCATTCCGAACACCGGCGGCAACACGACGGGAGCACCCGCCTCGACAAGCCACATTCCGGCGGAGGCGCAGGCGTATCTCAAGCAGCACCCCGAACTGCGGGGTCAGTTCGACCAGAAGTACGGCACCGGCGCCTCGGCGTCTATTCTGGGAGGCGGTGCTGGCAACGGCACCGGGGGCTTTCCGGCACCCTGAAGTTACCGGACAGGGCATTGAGCAGTCGGCGCTTGCTGCGGTCCCGGGCATGACCGTGACAAGCCGGGGGCGCTCGGCGGCGCATAACCGCGCGGTAGGCGGCGTTGCGAACAGCTATCACTTGACCGATCAGGCGCGCGATTTCGTTCCGCCTCCCGGGATGAGCATGGCGATGCTGCATTCACGTCTCGCAGCGGCGATGCCCACTCTCCAAGTCATCAACGAAGGCGATCACGTCCACGTGGAACCAAAGGACTGAAAATGGCGCAGACCAACCCATTCGACCAGTTCGACGCGCCGGCTGCGCAGTCCGGCCCAGTCTTCGGTCCTCCCCCTTCCGTAAACGAGACGCAGCGCACTGCCAACGATACCGCCAAAACGCAGATCGACGTCGCAAAGGGGCCGGCGGAGATCCGCAAGGCCAATGCGGATGCCGCGAAGACTGATTTTGACCTCCAGCAGGAGCGGAAGAAGCAAGACCAAGCGCGATCCGATGCCGTGACATCCCTCACGGAGGTGCTCGGCAAACTGGAAACGATCTACGGCACGGAAAAGAATGCTACTCTGCCCGTGACCGGCTGGGCTGGCGATAAGCTGTCCGACATTCCAGGCACCGCCGCCCATGACGTGCAGTCCGACCTCCAGACCGTCAACGCAAATGCCGCGTTCGGCGCCCTCCAGCGGATGCGAGAATCCTCGCCCACCGGCGGCGCTCTCGGGCAGGTTTCGGAAGGCGAACTCGCGCTGCTGCGTTCGACCATCGCCAACCTCCAGCAGAGCCAGAGCCGCGAGCAGTGGCTCCGGAACCTCGGAGAGGCAAAGGCGCATTACCTCAAGATTCTCGGCACCCTTGATCCTGCGACGGCGCAACAGTTCCGCGACCGCAAGGACGGCATCCCGCTCCCGGGTGGTGGCGACAACAAGGCGCTGCCGGCGGTCACTCCCGGCGCCACACCGCCGACTGGCACCGCTCCCGGCGGCCCGGGTGGCGGCGGCAGTGGCGGCCCAGGCGGCCCCGTTGACCCGGCCATGCGTGGCGGATTGCCGATCGGCTCGCAGATCGTATTCGGCATGGACAGGCCTGACCCCGGGCCGTTCGACCGCGACGCCTACCTGAACAGCCATTTCGGCATCACACCTGACCAGGAGACGCGAATTGTCGCGTTCTGGAACCAGAATGGTCGCAATCAGACGCTCACGCCTGAAAACGTGCGGGCATGGTACGCCAGCGCCGGTATTCCTGCCCCCGAGGGAGCGGCGCTCGAAAAGAGCATTGCCGACGCAAAGGCCGGCAAGCAGTTTGCGCCAATTGATACGAGCGCGGCCGAGAAGGCCTACAAGGACGAATTGCAGGGCCGCCTCAACGCGGAAGGCTTCAATCCGAACAGCGCCGACGCTTACGGTGGGCGAGCGATGCAGGGCGCGACGCTGGGCAATTCCGACGAACTGAGCGGCCTGGCAGGCGCGGCGGGGGCCTTGGTGCAGGGCAAAAACCCGGTAACGGCCTATCAGGAGACCCGCGACACGGCGAGGCTCGCTCTCGAACAGGAGCGCGAGAAGCAGGGTCTGGCGGGGCACGTCGCCGAGTTCGGTGGTGGTCTTATCCCGGGACTATTCACTGGCGGTGCGGCGGACACGGGCAGCATGGTGCGGACCGGCGCCAGTCTCGGCGCGTTGGCCGGGTATGGGTACGGCAATGGCGCAGGCGGCTCCCTCGCGGGGGCCGTCACGGGCGGCGTGACCGGCGGATTGCTCGGCAAGGCCGGCGGGACCATTGCGGACTACGTGTCCTCGCGCAGTGCAGCGCGAGCAGCGGCGCGGTCAGCCACCCCAAGCGAAGGCGCTAACGTGGTACAGGCGGCAGACCGGCTCAACACGCAGCTCGGCACAGACCTGTCCCCCATGCCCGCCGACGTAAGCGGACCGGGCATTCGCAACCTGACCGGCGGCATGGCCAAGTTCCCATTTTCCGCGCAGCCGATCGTCGCAGGTGCCAAGAACGTGCTCGCACAGGCCCAGAAGGCTCGCGACGCGATCGCTGGGCTTGTGGGGAACGCCACCGAAGTCGAGACGGCGGGCGAAAGCGCTTTGTCCGGCGCGCAGGCGGCGATCAAATCGACCAAGGCTAATGTTGACCGGCTATACAGACAGGCCGACCAACTCGGCGGGATGCAGCGGATTGAGCCTGTGCTTGCCCGCGAGGCGCTGGATCGCAACATTACCGAACTGAGCCAGACGCCGGGGGGTGCCGACGGGCTGAAGGTGTTGCAGGGCCTGCGCGACGAACTTGGCCCCAACTCGGGAAAGTCGTGGACGCTCGACGG